GTATCCTTGTGCTAAAGATGATCCAACAGCTTGTGCTTGTTGGTTATATAATTCTGCACTACTAATTCCTGATCTAGATCCACCAAATGCACCTGCTTGAACTGCTTGCATGTTAGAATCATTTTGCGCTTTAGCAAATTGATCTTCTATTCCTTGTGTAACATAATTTTGATATGGGTTTAAAAAATCTTTGTAGGCATTGGGGTCAACTGCTTTGTTTGCAAGATAAGAAGCATTTTGCATAAACGGTTGGTAACTACCAACACCTTGTGATGCTAAATTAAATGCTTGTTTCTGTTGGTCATCAAACCCAGCTACTTGTTGTGTAGGTAACGTTGGGTTGTAAGATCCTGCTTTTCCTGTTTTTGCTAAGTTAACTGCCTGGTCCATAAGCCCAAGCTTACGTGCCATAACCTCTGGCATCTCCGATTGATACCGTATCGCAGTATCTCCTGTTGGAGCTCCTCCACCTGTACTCATTAAATTACTCTCCTGTATTTAGCTTCTTTTTTCATACCTAAACGTTTAGCCATTGAATCAAATTTATCGACATTCATGCCGTTGGTAGAAGGCTCAAAATAAACTTCTCTTGCTTTGTTTGTTTTAGCCCATTCCATAAATTTTTTCATCATAAAAACTGCACCCATTTTTCCTCTTTCCGATGGTATCACATACAATTCTGATTCCCTCGCAAAAAAATCTTTCATAAAAGAAAACTGAATTATTTCACCTGTCATAAAACCAATTTTCTCTTCGCCTTTTAGTAAGATAATCCCAAACATATATAAAGGATTATCAATAACATAATAAAAATAACGTGTTACCTTATCTTTATCATATTCCCCGTCACTCCATTCCGACTCTTCAAACATATCTTTTGTAGATTTTAAAATCCACTCGAGATCGTCTTCTTTAAAAAATCTCCACTCCACTAAGCATATCCGACTGTTGTCATCTCCGCTGGTGTTTGCGAATTCGGGTCTAACTGGTTCATCATGTTGTACATTTTTTGTGCCCCAAGCATACGATCTCCTCCTCCTAGATTTTCTACTGCTTTTGCGGTGACTACAAATTCGCCATCGCTTAACATTGCAGGAATATCATCTGACGTTCCTGTTCCTGGTCCATTAGATGCGCCTCCTAGACGCATGTCTAAATCACTTATTCCACCACCAGCTTTACTATCACGTAATGCTTTAGCTGTAGGTGCACCAGGTGAACCTGGTGATCTCATTTTTTCTCCACTACCTTCTTTAATTCGTTTTCTTTTTGCATGTATGTTAGCCCACAAACCATCTTTAGCATGAATTCTACCACCACGTGCTGCTTGAAAAGTATCAAAATCTGAATCTCTTATCATTTCCATAAATTCTTCAAACGTTCCTTTAAATTGACCAGAGTTAAGCATGTCATCGTACATATCATAGTAACCTTCCATTGGGTGTGGTGCAGAAGCTATTTGTTTTTCTTCTACCATTACCTCACCACCATCATTAAAATTGTCAAATGGATTATTATAATAGTCAGCATATAATTCTTCATTTCTTCTTCGTCGCTCTTCTTCTATACGTGCCATTTCTTCTTCTCGTTTTTTCTTATCGTATTCAGGATCACCGGCCATGTAAGATGCGCCTCCGCCTATTACGGCAGATGCCAATGCTGGTTTATCTATAGCGGTTTGTAATAATGTTTTAGTAAAACCATCCTTCATTGTAGCAGGAATTTTCATAGATTTTAAGAATCCCCCATCACCACCAAACCCACCAGTTATACCTCCAAAAATACCGCCAGTAATAGCTCCACGTTTCCAATCTTTTCCTTGAATCTTATTAACGAGTGCACCTAATATTGCACCACCGACCATGCCACCTAAAAAGTAACCAGGTCTATTTTTGTATGCGCCTATGCCTTGATTTTGTTTATCCATAATTTTCCATAAACCTTCTTCTTTTTTCTTCTAATGTTGGTTCTTGGTAAGGATCATAGTTTTCTTCATCTATTTCATCACCTTGTATTTTTCTGCCAAGGTAATCTATAAAACCACCATCAGCAGTTGGGTCTTGAAATAACTCAAAAGGTAATCCAAATGTTCCTGCCATTTGATCTAATCCTTGTGCACCGAAATTAGGATATACAGGCTCTTTTTGTCTAGGTGGATTAAAAGGAAGGTCATTTAAATTTTCACCTAAACTACCTAGTCCTAACAGTTGATTTTGCATCTGTGTTCTTTCATAAGCATTAGGGGCAAATTCTCTATCAACTGGTTCACCATTATAATAACCTACAGCACTTTGTTTCATTGGAGTATTTCCTGTTATATCAGTTATGTATTCATCAAAATTAGTAATTCTTGTTGGATTAGGATTTTGTAATTCATATCCCATGTCTTCAAATCTAACTGTTTCATCTAGTTCATCTAATCTTGGTCCAATATATCTTTGGCCAGCACCGTCCGTGCCGGGTATTGTCATAAAGAAATCTTCATCTGTGTATTGTGGTCCAGCAGTCATGTATGCTAAATCTTTTAAATAAGGATTTGATCTACTCATGTCAGCATCGGGACGAGTACGACCCATGTTTCCTATTTCATAATTAGAATCTGCATATAATTCTGATGGTCTTACAGATGTTCCCTCACCTATACCTGTGTACATTGGTGTCTCTTCAATTCCATAAGCAAAATTAGGATATTCAGTATCCAAAGAATCTTCATCATTTGGCAAATACATAGGGTTAATGTTATCTCTATTATTTTGTAAACCTGTTAAATAATTAAAAGCATTTCGAAAATCTCTTAATTCACCAGTGGAAAATTTATTATCATCAGGACGATTTGTAAATCTATCTTCTAGATCCATTAGTTGATCTACTGCTTGTCTTGTATTTCTATTAGCTCTATCCCCAAAATATTGTCTATTAACAATATCACGGTTGTAACCTCTTTTATCTAAACCATAAGCTTCTGGTCTGTTTTTTTTATCAGCAATACGACTTTGCGCGTATTGTTTTCTAGCTTCGATATCTTTTCTTACTCTCTCTGCTTGTCTCTGTTTTTGCGCTTTGTCAACCATTATAAATCTCCTGCTATACTTTTAATTATTTGGTGAATGGCTACAGAAACTTTAACGTCACGTCTAATGTGGTGTACTTCTGTATCAGTTGCAGGGTTACTAACATCATCCTCAGCTTCTTTATCTGAACCGTATTGTTTTCCTGTTTGCGTATTAGTAATAGTTACTTCGGCCGGCACGACAATTTCAGGAACTTTTTCTCCATTTACCGTGGTCCATTTTACTACACTATCATCTTTTATAGGCATATTTACTCCTTATATCAAGTATTATTATTAATTTCAAGCACCGAAAGCACTACATGTAGCCTGTCTGCGTTGCCTGGGGTAACTGTAATCTTCTCTGCTTGCTTGGCTATAAGAGGTTGGGTCAGTAATTCTACAGGAACCGCGGCTCCTACCACTATATCTTTACCTAAGCTAAACTCCACATTTCCTGCATCTGTAATGGTAGCCGTAATTGTGCTGCCAGATCCTGAGTCATCACTAACTCTAATAGATTTAATGACAGCTTGTATCTTATCAGGCACTGTATATAATATCACAGGATTTGTATTTGTAGCTAAATCTGCTTTATAATTTGTGTATATGTTACCCATTAAACCACGCAAAAGCTTCATCATCGTTACGCAACGTTTCCGGCGTGTAAGTACTATTAAGCAGTAAAATTAATTGTTCTAGGTTTGCAACTAGTTTATCTATTTGCACTTTGTCATACTCTTGTGTGCCTTGCGGTGTTCTTGGTAATACTATTTGTGCCATTATCGCATTCCGTCTTGTTGTACATCAGCCCTGTACGTTCCATAACGCCAGTTAGCTCCTAGTTCTGTAGTTTTTATACTAATTTGTGCTTGTCTTCCACGCGCACGCGTGTCTACTTTATTAGTTGTGGCAGTGACAACGTTGCTAATTGTAGTTGCACTAGATGTAGGGTACAGTTTAAATATTAAATCAACATTTACATTACCAGCAATGTTTTTAAAGTCAGGTATAAATCTTTTTATTGACATTAATCTTTCTCCTGCCTCAGGAATAACAAAAGCACCAGAATTTAATTCTGATTCTAACGCTACACCATTTGCATCTGTTCCAAATTCTTGTGCATACATTAATGCACGTCCGTTAGTGACACCAGATATTTCTGTAGCTGGTGACAGTGGTGTAATTGGTGTTGTAGAACTTGTAGGGTCAAAGTCTAATGCATAAGGAAAATCATACACACCTTTGTCAACCCATGATGATCTAGCAAGATCACCAATAGACCAAGATTGTTCTTGATAATTATATGTTACATATCTATCTATTTGTGAAGACCCATTAGAGGGATAAAACCACGTTACCTCATTAAACTCACTATTGAGACAAGCAAATGTATCTTTTTGTGACGCCTGGTCTATGTTTTCAAATACATAATCCTCAACGCTGCACGGTATTTTTTTTACCGAACCATCAAACACGAAGAAAGAATCTTTACCCATCCAAAATGAGTTACCATTTGATTCTACAGCTGAGTGTAATCCAATAGCACCACATGCAGAACCAAGTTGTGAAAAACCAAATGTAAAAGGTGCACCTACTAGTTGCATTTGATACAGAGCTGTATCTGTCCATACAAGTATAGCACCACGTGATCTTTTAGCAGTAATTAATTTACTACCATCTGTTAATCGTTGTGAACCAGATGTGTTAGTTGATGTAGGAGTCCAATCGTTTTCGTTTTCTTGATCAGACCAACGTATAAACATGTCATCTTGTGTCGTTGTTCCTATAAGTTGTGTTCCAAAACATATTACATGTCTATCTGTACCAGACACTAAAACAAATCTATTTTGTGTTGGGGCATTAGAAATAATTACAGCAGCTACAGGTGTACCTGCACTGTTTGATGTATCCCAGTAATAAAGAGAACCATTAAACTGGCATGCTAATAAATCTTCACCCCAAGTGTCCAAGGACCATTTACCTGAATCTAACTGCACTGAGTTAGGAGCTGCAAGACCAGCACGTGTTGTGTTCCATGTAGATAATCCCCATGTGCCTGCACCCCAACCGTAACCGGCTATAGATGTTGCGGGGTTTGTATTAATCTCATATGATGCTGTTGCTGTTGCTGCAGAAGCACCTGTACTTGTTGCATCAGCAGTCGCAGTAATTTTATATTGTGATGTTGATACAACTTCTATTATTTCGTATTGTTTATTTTGTAATGTAGCTGCAGGTATACCATTAACTGCACCACTAACACTTGTTATTGTAACAAAGTCACCTTCTATTGCGCCGTTTGCTGCATCTGTTACGGTGACTGTAGGAGAATTATTTACAGTTGTAAACCCTGTAATGTTACCAGCTGCTGTTGCGCGTGTTGGTGTAATGTCATACCAGGCATTATTCTGGTATACGTATAATTTTTTATTTGTTCCTGCTGCTAAATATTGCTCACCTCTAAGATCAAACCAATCAACAATACCACGTGCTGCACCTATTAAAGTTTCTGTTGTAACAGTAATAAAGCCACCTATTTTTTCTGGAAGACCGTATCTAAAACGTACGTTTTTACCAAAAAACCATTTACCTTCAGCACCATACTCGGTGTCTTGTTGGTCTATTCCTGGTGCTATGGGTACTTTTATAAGAGTCATTTAGCTCCTATACTGCTGAATCGTAAAATCTAATCCAACGATCCGTGCCGTTAATACTTACGCGTATTGCTCCTACTTTATTAGCTGCCGTAGCTGTTGATGAAGATAAACTTCTTGTGCTATCGCCAGCAGATGTGCCTTCAAAATAAATAAAATCTTCATCGACATCATCTTGATCTAAATTTAAACAAGATATACCACCGGCTGCGTTATTTTGATTAATTTCTAATTTACCATTAGAAGGTGTAGCAGATCCAATAGCTACCAAGTCTGCACTACCATCTATCATTAGCAAAGCTGTATCAGTATCTCCTTCAAATCTAGCATCATGACTTCCGCCATTATC